ACAGGATTAGACACGGTAATGGCATTAAAACCTAGAAAATTTGTTTGGAACAATAGAGCTGAAATTAGAACTGAAAAAGATGAAGATGGAAACCTAGTAGAAGTTGAATACTTTAGTGCAAATAAAGGAAAGAAAGATTTTGGTTTTATTGCACAGGAAGTTAAAGAACTAGATAGCGACACATTAAGATTAGTATATGACGAAAATCCTGATAAATTAGAAATGAGTTACGGTAAATTAGTACCCATACTAGTTAAAGCAATTCAAGAATTAAAAGAACAACTAGACAATAAACAAGATAAATAGTAAAGGGAAATAACAATTTAAATAAATAATACGTAACTTTGAAAAAAATAATTAAATACAAATAAAATGAGTGAACAAGTAAAAAAAGTAAGCGAAGAACATTTAAGTAAACTTCAAGAATTAAACCAAAATTTTGCCAATCTTCATAAACAAGTTGGAGATTTAGAAGTAAGAAAACATCAAGTGCTAGGCGCTATAGATGGTCTTAGATCTGAATTTACGTCTTTTGAAGCTGAGTTGATTAAACAATACGGTGACAATGTAGTTATTAATTTGGAGAGCGGCGAGATAAAAGACAAACCAGAAGATGGCGAAGATAAGTAATTTAATAGCCTATCCTACCGTTGCACCGCAACTAGGGGATTATGTAATAGGTACAGATACATCAAACAGCAATGAGACAGTAAACTTTACACTACAGTCTATTGCAAATATAATCCCAGCGGACACACTTGCAGAAGTTTTGGCAGCGGGAAATACTGCTACCAATGACATAAACTTAACAGGCAATATTACTTTAATAGGAAATCTTTCCACCTCAGGCACAATTGCTGATAGCAGTGGTGATGTAGGTACATCAGGTCAGGTTTTATCTTCAACAGGCACTGGAACAAATTGGGTAGACAATGTAGACGGTTCCGGTACATTAAACACTTTAGCTAAATGGACTCCTGATGGCAACACATTGGGTGATAGTTCTATAACCGACGATGGTACAAGCGTTATTGTTGCAAACGATATATATCTACAAGGAAGTACAATTCACATTGGTAATGCAGTAACTGATTCAGCTATTGTAAACGGAACAATGACATTCCAACAAAATGCAAGGTTTAATTCCACAGTTCAAGACACTGGTGGAAACGCTGGTGGAAACGGTCAGATTTTATCCTCTACTGTAACAGGTGTATCCTGGGTAGATCAACTACCATCGGGATTAAATTTTCAAGGATCTTGGAATGCAGCAACCAATACACCAGCTCTCGCATCAGGAGTAGGGGTTCAGGGTTATTACTACATTGTAGGAACTCCAGGTACTACAAATCTAGATGGAAATAACAGTTGGCAAACAGGGGACTGGGCTATATTTAACGGTACTGTCTGGCAAGAAATTGACAATCAAAATATATTTTCTGGCTCTGGTACTACAAACACTTTAACTAAATGGACAGGAACTCAGTCTTTAGGAAATAGTTCTATTACAGATGACGGCACAAGTGTTATCGTTGCTAATGATACGTATCTACAAGGAAGCACAATTCAGATAGGTAATGCGTCAACAGATTCAGCTGTTGTAAACGCAGTATCAACTTTTCAAGCAAACGCTAGATTCAATTCCACCATGCAGGACGCGGGCGGTCAACCTGGGACTTCTGGTCAAGTATTATCTAGCACAGGGACTTCAGTTTTATGGAAAAATGTAGTGGATGGTAGTGGAACAGCAAACAAAATTCCAAAATGGTTAGACTCTGACACCTTAACCGATAGTGGCATATCTGATGTCGCAGGAGCTATATCTATTTCAGGAAGTTCATTGGCTTCAACACTTAATGGTAATATACAGTTTATAAGTAACACAGGTTTTTTCACTGTCAGTAGTAATCAAGATGCTAATATTGATGCTGCAACCGAGATTAATTTAAATAGAAATAATTTAACTAGTGACATTGGTGTGTGGGGGCCAGCTATTTTTGAAAATAGCGCATACTTTAAATCAACAATAAAAGACGGCACAAATGCGGTAGGAACAGCGGGACAAATATTGTCTTCAACAGGCACGGGTGTTCAGTGGATTAATAATTCATCTTCATCATCATTGCCGTTAGCAGACGGAACAAGAATGGTTCAAGTTTCTGTTACGTCAGCGCAAATATTAAACATGAACAGTGTTCCTGTAGTTTTACTTGCTAGCCCGGGAGTAAATAAAATACTTTGCGTGGATTCATTGTTGGTAAAATATAATCGTGTAACATCTGATTACTCAAATTTAGTTCTTCCATCAGTAGATTATCAGGTGGCATCCAGTGGAATTACATTTGCTTCAGCAAGCAACGCTTTACAAAACATGATGAGTGTAGGCGCTAGCACCTGGTATAAATATACAAAAACTCAGACTCAACTTTTAGAAGATGCTCAGATAGTACTTACTGCATTTCAAAATCCAACTGGTGGGGACAGTACAATGTTGTTCAACATTAAATACAGAATTTTTAATTCTTCTGATTTAACAGTAGACTTAACATAGGGATAGTTAAATAAAATTTAATTTATTATGGATATTAGAAAAATCTCCATAGGTGCTGACTATAAGTCAAGCTCTATGCATTACTTAGTAGGCCAATCTATATTAAACGGAAGCTACACAATACATTTAATTCAACAAGACTTATCAAATAATTCAATTAAAATTTGGATTGAAAAAAATAATGAGGTATTATTATGGAAGGAATTTAATTCCAACATGCCAATGGCCATTGAATATAATATAAACTTTTAATGAAGTCTCCACACTATTTTATTGTAAAACCTGTTAAGGGTAGAAGATATGATAATATAAAAAACATAGGAGGGATTGATTTTTATACAAGCGTTTCTCAAGAAGATCATAGTGCATCCAATAGATTTGCAGAGGTCGTAAGTTGTCCTTTAAATTATACTGGTGAAATACAAGCCGAAGATATATTGCTGGTACACCACAATGTTTTTAAAATATATTACGACATGAAAGGTCGAGAAAAAAGTGGTAGAAGTTTTTTTAAAGACGACTTGTTTTTTATTGATTATGATCAATTTTATATGTATTATCATAACGGCAAATGGCAAACACATTCTAAGTATTGCTTTATAAAACCGGTTCCTGTAAGAAAATCGATTATTATGAAGCCGGTTGAAGAGGAGCCTTTAGTGGGTATTATAAAATACACAAACACAAAACTAACTGAACTAGGTGTAAAAGAAAACGATGAAGTGGTTTTTGAACCTGAATGCGAATATCCATTTTACATTAACGGAGAAAAACTTTACAGAATGTTTTGGAACAACATAACAATGGTATTATGAAAAGTTCAAAAGATTTAAAGATAGAAATAATTAGCGCAGGCAGAGAGGCTGTAGCACAATTAATAAAGGTTGCTAAAGAAGATATTATTAAATATGATAAGGATGATGAGTTAGCGGCTGACAGGTTAAAGAATGCTGCGGCTACAAAAAAACTAGCTATATTCGATGCGTTTGAAATACTTACAAGAATAGAATTAGAAAAAGATTTACTAAACGGAGTTGAAAAAGTAGAAGAAAAATCAAGACAAGGATTTGCAGAAAGACGATCAAAATAAATTATATACAGTTGTAAAAAACCACGTATCCAAACAATCTATGTTGAAAATGAATCAACATAAGTCTTGGCAGTACGGGTATAATCCAAATCATGATTTGGTTGTTATAAGCAAAGACGGAACTGTTGGTGAAATATATGACATTAATGGGTTATTAATAGGGTTGCCTAAAGCCCCTAAGATAATACATAAAAACTCTAAAAAAACAACAGATCAATATTGGGTTGCCGCGGAATATCCAAAAGCTTTATCTAGAATTAATTCTATTTTTCAATGGCATGAAATGACTACTCAGTTTAAAAATGAGTGGGTTGATTACATTGAAACAGAATTCGATAGAAGGGAAGAAGGTTATTGGTTTTATAACAACGGAACACCCATCTATATAACCGGTACTCATTACATGTATTTGCAGTGGACTAAAATAGATATTGGTAAACCCGAGTTTAGAGAAGCTAACAGAATATTTTATATTTTTTGGGAAGCGTGTAAGGCTGATAAAAGAAGTTTTGGCATGTGTTATTTAAAAATAAGACGTTCAGGTTTTTCGTTTATGGGTTCTTGCGAAGCCGTTAACACTGCTACAATTAGCAAGGATGCAAGAATAGGTATACTTTCTAAAACAGGATCCGATGCCAAAAAAATGTTTACTGATAAAGTTGTGCCAATATCAAACAACTATCCTTTCTTTTTCAAGCCCATACAAGATGGTATGGATAGACCAAAAACAGAGTTGGCATACAGAGTACCTGCCTCCAAGATTACAAAAAAAAATATGTTTGAAACTGAAGAGGAGGAGCTAGAGGGATTAGATACAACAATTGACTGGAAGAACACGGCCGACAATAGTTATGATGGTGAAAAATTAAAGTTGCTAATACATGATGAATCAGGTAAATGGTTAAAACCTGACAACATTATTAACAACTGGAATGTAACGAAAACATGTTTGAGGCTGGGTAGTAAGATTATTGGTAAATGTATGATGGGATCAACATCTAATGCTTTAGACAAAGGTGGTGAAAATTTTAAGAAATTATTTTATGATTCTGATGTAAAAAATAGAAATCAAAATGGTCAAACAAAAAGCGGGTTATATAATTTGTTTGTTCCTATGGAATGGAACTTTGAAGGATATATTGATAAATATGGAATGCCTGTTTTTAAAACACCAATCAAAGCTGTCGAGGGATCTGACGGAGAATTTATATATCAAGGCGCTATTGATTATTGGGAAAACGAAGTAGATTCGTTAAAGAAAGATGCTGATGTTTTAAATGAATTTTATAGACAATTTCCAAGAACAGATTCTCATGCCTTTAGAGATGAAAGTAAACAGTCATTGTTTAACCTAACTAAAATTTATCAGCAGATAGATTATAATGATTCTTTAATTAAAGAGCATTATTTAACTAGAGGTAGATTTAGCTGGAAAGACGGAATCAAAGATTCAAAAGTAATATGGTCACCTGACACAAGAGGTAGATTTTTAATTTCCTGGATACCAGAAAAAAACTTACAAAATTGTAGGTTAAATCAAAATGGAAAGTATGCACCAGGCAATGAACATTTAGGTAGTTTTGGGTGTGACTCATATGATATATCTGGAACAGTAGGAGGCGGAGGATCAAATGGTGCATTACACGGATTAACTAAATTTAATATGGACAATGCCCCTAGCAATGAATTTTTTTTAGAATACGTAGCAAGACCGCAAACTGCAGAATTATTTTTTGAAGATGTATTAATGGCTTGTGTTTTTTACGGAATGCCTATTTTAGTAGAAAATAATAAACCTAGATTATTGTATCATTTTAAAAATAGAGGGTATAGAAAATATTGTATGAATCGACCAGATAAAGTGTACAACAAACTTTCTAAGTCTGAAAAAGAAATAGGAGGTATACCTAACTCTTCAGAGGAAGTAAAGCAGGCGCATGCAAGCGCTATTGAAAGTTATATAGAAAAGTATGTGGGTATGGATATGGATGGGACATTTAGAGATAAATTAGACATGGGGACTATGTATTTTAATAGAACATTAGAAGACTGGGCTAGGTTCAATATTAACAATAGAACTAAGTTTGACGCAACTATAAGTTCAGGTTTGGCTATTATGGCTAATCAAAAACACTTATATACACCTCAAAAAAAAGAGTCAAAAATAAAGATTAACTTTGCAAGATATAATAACAAGGGAATATATAGCGAAATACGTACTTAATGGTAGATGTAAAAATTGATATAAACCCAG